CAACAGACGTAGGTAAACAAACTGGCATTATTAACAATGAAGGTTTAGTTTTGGGCAAAATGCCCACTGAGATGGTGGATCAACGTAAAGAATACTATCAACAAAAAAACTTGGATCAGGTGGAAGCTTTGGATAACACGGTTTTCAATGATGCAAAAAGAGATGGTAGATACGTGAAATACAATCCTCAGAGGGATACCAAAGTGACCTTCGGTAAACAATGATAGGAGTGTATCATGGCTAATAGAGATGCCGCTTTTGGCATGAAACCAGTCAAAATGATTGGTGGAGCGCCATACACTGGTGGATCGAGTCGATATCGTATAGCCGCGGACTACGGAACAAGTATATTTCAAGGCGATATGGTAGCTCAAGTCACTGGTGGAACCGTTGAGGTTCACGCCGATGGTGGGACGGTTCCCATCGTAGGTGTATTTAATGGGTGTCAATACACGGACCCTACAACTAAGGAGCAAGTGTTTAGCAACTTTTACCCCGCATCTACAAATGCGTCGGATATTATAGCTTTTATAATAGACGACCCAAACGTAGTGTTTGAGGTACAGTGCAACGCAGCGTTCCCTATTGCAGACCTGTTTGGCAATTTCGACATTGTGTATACATCAGCTGGAAGTACCGTTACTGGTATTTCAGGAGCTGAACTTAACGTCAGTGATGGTGGAACTGGAACGACTTTGTCTGTTAAGGCAATCGACATTTCAGAAGATCCTGACAACGACGATGTCTCATCGGATGCAACAAATGTATATGTTGTTATTCAAAACCATATATTCGGTGTTAAAGGCGCCGGGTTAGCTTAGGAGGTTAATTAGATGGCGATTTCAAGAGCGCAATTAGCCAAGGAATTAGAACCCGGACTTAATAGCTTATTTGGTATGTCATACGACAGTTACGGAGGTCAGGAATACGCTGACATCTTCTCTGTTGAGGACAGTCAAAGGGCTTTCGAGGAAGAGGTCTTAATTACAGGCTTCGGTAGCGCACCGACAAAAACAGAGGGAGCAGGGGTTGCTTTCGACAATGCAAACGAAGGTTTTACAGCGAGGTATACGCACGACACTGTCGCGCTTGCTTTCGCGTTGACCGAGGAAAGTATTGAAGACAATCTTTACGATTCTCTTGGTAAAAGGTATGTAAAAGCACTTGCACAATCTATGGCTCACACCAAAGAAGTGAAAGGCGCGGACGTACTCAATAACGCATTCAGCTCATCCTTTACAGGTGGCGATGGCGTTTCTCTGATCAACACAGGACACCCACTTGCGGGTGGTGGTACTGCTGCGAACAGAGCAACAACCATGGCAGACTTGAACGAGACTAGTCTCGAAGATGCTCTGATTGATATTTCTACTTTTACTGATGACAGGGGTCTAACGATCTCAGTACAGGCTACAAAGCTTGTGGTTCCACCACAGCTAGTGTTTGTTGCTGATAGGATCCTTAACTCACCGGGCAGAGTAGGAACAGCTGACAACGACCTAAACTCAATTAGGAACACTGGAGTTATTCCGGGCGGTTACACTGTTAACCATTACCTGAATGACCCTGATGCTTTCTTCTTGATGACTACGGTTACGGAGTCAGGTGAAGGCCTTAAGATGTTCCAAAGAACAGCTATGGAAACTAGCATGGAGCCAGACTTTACGACTGGCAACATTCGTTACAAGGCTAGAGAGCGTTACAGCTTTGGTTTCTCTGATTGGAGAGGAATCTACGGCTCGCAAGGTGCTTAATTGAACCAACAGTAGGGTTTATTACTCAACTACTGAGAAAGAGGGCTTCGGCCCTCTTTTTTTATGCCTAGCTACATATGTACAAAAACTTGCACATGGACACGGTATTGTGTATATTAACAATATAGATACGCAAAACCGGAGACAAAAATGGAATTAAAACTAGATTGGTCAGCAGAGACGATCCACACAGATGGACGTTTTATCAGCACTGCCAAGCCTAACGCAGACTTCTGGCAGGTGTGGCGCGAGCGTAAAGCAGCAGTCAAAGCTGCTGGTTACTCTGTGCGCAAAGTCGATGATCAATGGACGGTTACTCGCCTCAGAGACAACGATCAGGCGATTGCTGATTCTCAAGCTGTCGATGCAGACATCGAGATCCCGGTACCGGCTGGACTGTCTTATCTCCCGTATCAAAAAGCTGGTATTGCTTATGCGACACAGCGTCAATCTACGTTGATTGGTGATGAAATGGGCTTAGGTAAAACCATACAAGCTATCGGCGTGATCAACGCTACAACTCCTAAAACCGTTCTGGTTGTATGCCCAGCGTCTCTCAAGATCAACTGGAAGAACGAAATGACCAAATGGTTGGTTTCTGAGCGTGACATTCAGATCGTTAACGGTGGTGGTGAGCAGATCCCTGAGACGCCTGACGTGGTTATCATCAACTACGACGTGCTGACCAAGCATCAAGATGCAATCAATGCGCGTACTTGGGATCTCGTTATTATGGATGAGGCGCACTATATCAAGAATCCAAAAGCCAAACGTACTGGCGTTGCTGTAGGCATCAAAGCAAACCGTAAGGTTGTGTTGACCGGGACACCAATTACAAACCGTCCTATCGAACTACAACCCATTGCTGGTTATCTGGATCCTGTTACTTTCGGTAACTTCTTCAAGTTTGGCCGTAAGTACGCAGGTGCATACAGAGATCGTTTTGGATGGCACTTTGACGGCGCATCTAACTTAGATGAGCTGCAAAGATTATTGCGTCAGTCTTTCATGATCCGCAGGAAAAAAGATGAAGTATTGAAAGAGCTGCCAGCAAAGGTGCGTCAGATCATCGTATTGCCAAACAACGATTACAGCGACCAGATCCGTAAAGAGTTTGAAACCATGGCGGATGCAGTCGACGAGACATCATCAAACGACGTAGAGTTTGAGCAAATGTCAGGTGTGCGTCACGATACTGCACTGGCTAAAGTGGCAGATGTTGTTACTCACGTAGCTGATATCGATCACCAAGTGGTGGTTATGGCTCACCATAAAGATGTTGTAGATGGTATCAAAGAAGGTCTTGAGGCAGCTGGCAAAACTGTGGTTACTCTTACAGGAGACTGCTCACAAGCTCACAGACAAAACTCTGTTGATACTTTCCAAGCTGGCAGTGCTGACGTGTTTATTGGCACTATCGGAGCTGCGGGTGTTGGAATTACTTTGACCTCTGCAAGCCACGTAGTATTCGCAGAGCTTGATTGGGTTCCCGGTAACGTGTCACAAGCTGAAGATCGTTGCCACAGAATTGGTCAAGAAAGCTCTGTGTTAGTACAGCATTTGGTTGTCGATGGTTCAATTGACGCTAGACTGGCTGAGGTGCTGGTTAGCAAGCAGAAGGTGTTGGATAAGGCTCTAGACAACGTGGTTGAAAACAATGTCAGCATCGAGGAGATTGCAATTGATGTGGAAACTGTGGAAAAAGTATTCTCAGCTAAAAACAAGAAGTCGCCTAAGCCTCTGCCTGCAAATGTGGTGGTTGCATTACAGGATTTCGTATCTTGTGTTGCGAGTGCATGCGATGGAGCGTTTGCGGAAGATGGGATGGGTTTCAACGGGACCGACAGCAATTTCGGTAAAAGCCTCGCTGGGCAGGACCAATGGACTCCAGCACAACAGCACGCTGCAAAAACCATGATCAAGAAGTACAAAAGACAGATAGTTAACGCAGGTAGAGCTGAGGCTTACCAAAAACTTTACGGGTAAGAAAGGGCTTCGGCCCTTTTTATTTGTTTTTCGGTTTTTAGTGGTATACTGACAGAGTCTCTATGGCAATCGGATGGGCCGGTTGCTGGTCTAATTTAGGAGGACTGTAGCATGACAACACACTTTACGAGCGGAGTAACCAATGTTTCAGGTGATGGAACACTTGGTAAATTAAAGGCTCCCGCACCCCATAAGTACCATAGTTATTTTAATGACTTTGATACTTATCTAGCGTCCGATTGGACAATCACAACAACAGAAGATGGAACAGGATCCGCGACAGAAGCATTAGCTGACGGTGATGGCGGTCTTTTGTTGGTAACTAACGCAGCTGGCGATAACGACGCCGACTTTTTCCAATTGGTAAAAGAAGGTTTCAAATACGAAGCTGGTAAACAGTTAGCGTTTCACATGCGGTTCAAAACCAATGACGCAACGCAATCTGACATTGTCGCTGGTTTACAACTTACGGACACATCTCCGTTAGATGTAACCGATGGCATTTTCTTTTTGAAGTCAGATGGAGCTACGACTGTCACTATGATAGTCGAAAAAGACAGCACTCAATCTACTTTAGATTTGCCTACTGCACTGGCCGACGATACTTTTATGACTATAGGATTTTTATACGATCCTAAAGATCAGAAGTTTCACGTTTTCCAAAACAACGTCTTAGCTGGCACAGTAGTCAGCACAAACGTGCCAGACAATGAAGAGTTAACTCTGTCGTTTGGTATACAAAATGGTGCTGCTGCTGCGAAAACTTTGACCGTTGATTACATTGGCGCTTACAAAGAACGCACTGCGGTAACTGAACTGTAGGAGGTGAGATATGGCTGATGCTGTAGCTTCACAAACTATTCAGGACGGCGAAAGAACCGCGATTATGCGGTTCACCAACGTGTCTGACGGCTCAGGCGAGTCAGCAGTTAAAAAGGTAGATGTATCTGCTTTAGCTGCAAACTCAGCTGGGAAAGCCTGCACTGAGGTTCACATCCAAAGAATTTATTGGATGACGGTTGGTATGAGTTTAAAAATGGAATTTGATGCATCAACAAATGTCCTGCTTACACACATACCAGCAGATGCAACCGGCGATGAATACTACGATAACTTCACTGCTATCCCAAATAATGCTGGATCTGGCAAAACCGGAGACATTGACTTCACAACTGTGGGTCACTCCAGTGGAGACAGTTACATGATTATTTTGGAGATGATTAAGAAGTACGACTAGGGAAAAGTTTATGAGTATGATTCCCGGTGACTTTTCTTCTAGAATCAGAGCATACGAGTCTGGATTGGGGCCAAACCCTTTCCAAAGAATGCCACAGGTTCCTGACGTGATGCCTATGCAGCCTCCGGGCGGTATAGGCGGTTTATTTGAAAGGTTAAGACGCCCACAACTACCCCCAATGGGCGGATTTGGCGGAGGCAGGTTTGGGCCTCCTCCGTTTAATCCTAGAATGCGTGGCGGGTTCCCCGGTATGGGCGGCGGATTCCCCGGTATGGGCGGCGGATTCTTTGGTGGTTTTAGGCCAAGACTCAAACGTAGGCGCAGACCTCGACCACAAATGCCGGATTATTCAAGCCAAATATCTGGCTTAGAAGCTAAAATTGCAGAATTACAAGAACAGCTCGCGGCTAGACAAGCTGCTACACCAATGCCTGATCCTGTTATGGATGTAGCTGGGCCAAGAATAGGCACTATGGGCGGACCCGGTTTTGGTGAGTTTCCTTTAGGCACCGCTGGACCTCGTATAGATCCAAGCGATCCCGCATTTGTACCACCACCGATGATAGGCGGAATGGGTCCGGGCAACATACAAATACCAAACATAGATGTGGATGCAATCAGAGAAAGAATTGCAAACCTAAATATTGATGTTGGCGGCGAAGGCGGAAGGCCGGACATGCCGGTTAGTATACCAGTCGTGCCGAAAGGCAGACCCGTTGTA